GATTACTAAAATATAATTTTCTATTTCATGTGTGTTACCTAGTGTTGTTTTGCCCCTTCGGGGGCTTTTTTTGGTATAATCAGAGCATGGAAAAGAAGAGTCTCTTAAAAAGAATTGGCGTATCTGGTTACAACAAACCTAAGCGTACACCTAACCACCCTAATAAGTCCCACGTTGTTGTTGCTAAATCTGGTAGTCAGGTAAAGACCATCAGGTTTGGACAACAAGGCGTATCAGGTGCAGGCTCTAATCCTAAGTCAGCTAAACAGAAGGCTAGACGTAAATCATTCAAGGCTCGCCATGCTAAGAACATCGCTAAGGGTAAGATGTCTGCGGCATACTGGGCTAATAAATCTAAATGGTAGGGGAATCAAATGCCACAAGGTAAGGGTACATACGGTAGTAAGGTTGGACGACCAAAGAAAGTAAAAGCTAAACGCGCACGTTCTATGCCGCTAGACAAAGAGCAAGCTGAAAAAGCTATACAGGCTTTGCGTGATGAGGCAGGTAGAAAGAAGTACCGTAAAAAGAAATCAATGTTGAAGAAATAATGAAAGGTTTATACGCAAACATACACGCTAAGAGAAAGAGAATAGCCGCAGGGTCTGGTGAGAAGATGCGTAAGGTTGGGTCTAAAGGCGCCCCTACAGCCAAGGCATTCAGGAAGTCTAAGAAGACAGCAAAGAGCCTGTTAAGTTAATACGTCCAGATAACAGGCATAGTCTTTCTAGTGTCTACATGGATGAAGGTCTTAGCTACCCCTATCCCATTGAAGCCCATTGACTGAGCGCTCTTTATAATTTGGTACGCTTCGTTTCCGTTATTTATTTTAATGTCTGCCGCTATACCTTGTCCGTGGGTTCCGACCTTTGACTTTCTAGCTTCGATGCTGTGTGTCTTATCCCTGTAACCACTGGTGATGATAAACGGAAATCCGCATACATGACGCAACTCATCCAGCTTATCCATAAAATCAGCACACATCTCATTGTTGCCTGTCTCCTGACAATCAAAGTCTTTTAACTTGAAGTATCTCATTTGTCTCTCTGTACGCCCTTAGCCTTCTCTACAGTTCTCATAGCACCAAGACCTAGCATACCCATAAGAACAGGCATCATCTCAGATAGAGAAATAAGGGGTATTGAGACTTCAGACTCAGACAATGCTAATGCAAAGTTAGCCATAGGAATTAAGATGAAGTTACCTGCCATACCGATTGCACAAATCCAACCTACTGCGGGTCGCCAACCTGCGACAAACATATTCTTATGTGCCGCCTCTACCTTGTTGACTTCAAGCTGTCCTTTAGCAAGCTCCTGAGCGTGACGCTCTGCCATTGTAGCAATCTGGTGAGCCAAGACATTACTCTGATCTTTATCTTGTATGAACTTATCAAGAAGCCCTGCTATTGGATTTATAAGGCTACGCAGTATAGTCATTTTGATTTTCTATTAACTATCTCTTGTACTGTTTTAGATTCGTATATCCTAATACCCAACCAGATAATAGTAAATAAACTAGCGGTAGGCGGTAACCAAGCGGCCAAAGAAAGTATGCCTGTTGATGCGGCAATTACGTCAAGTGTGTCTTTCGATTGTTCATCAAGCATAGTAAGTTCCTTTTATTTCTCTGACATTGCTTGTGTTGTTTGATAACGGAAGAAGATACCACCCATTCCGAATAGGATGCTAGCTAACATAATAGTCTCAGCGGATAGGTTAAGCTGTAGGACGTAAACTTGTAGAGCCGCTAAGGTTATGCCAAAGACTTGCCATCTGTTGCTACGACTACGCCAGAATTGTTTTACTCTGTCCATGATAATTCTACCCACTCTTGGTTGTCTTCATCCCACTCATGTACACCTTCTTCTGGATAGGGTACAGGTGAGTCCCATAAACAAGTGTCTTCGTTTAGTGTCCAACTAGCGTAAGGTTGAGGAGGTATGAAAGCATCTCTCTCTTCATCGTAAGTGTAGCCAATCCCTGCATAGTTCTTGCGGAAAGGAGTACCATTGTTAGCGTGAACACCGCCACTAGTATTGTAGCTAGTTCGCTTTGCTCCGTAATACTCTTCCCAGTTAGTGTCATCTTCGTCTTTACCGACAAACACCTGAGTGACTATGTTGTTATCTAATACTGCGTAATGTGCCATAGTGATTATCCAAAGGTTACTGTGTCAGTTGGGCCAGCGGCTGTGATTGTAGTTTTTTTGTAACCGCCAGATGTTGTAGTTGAAGAGGTAACACCACTAGTAAACGTAGGTGTAACACTGTCTGGATAAACTAAAATAATTATTCCTGAACCTCCAGCGGCCCCATTACTAAAACCACCGTAGTAAGAGCCGCCACCACCGCCTCCTCCTGTGTTTGCCGTGCCAGCCGCGGCAGATTGATTGTATTGTCTTCTTGCTGAATAACCGCCACCACCAGAGCCTCCATTACCACCATAGCCTCCCTGAAAAGCGCCACCGCCTCCTCCTCCTGCAAGGTAGCCTAATGCCGAAAATGGACTGAGAGTGACGTTTCGACCTATGCCTCCATGACCACCATTGTCACTACCACCATTGCCTCCTACGGCTCCTGCACCACCGCCTGCACCAGCACCGTAGTTAGGGCTACTACTATTACCAGAGCCGCCATTGTTTCCTTGCCCAGATGTTCCATAGCCAATGGTTCCAGTACCCAAGGCTCCACTTATAGCGCCACCGCCTGAACCACCATTGCCGCCAGCCTGAGGTGAATTATAATTTGACCCACCGCCACCGCCTATAGACACTATGCTAGAAACAGTAGAGTTGCTACCGCTTCCTCCTACGTCAGTCCCACTTTGGGGAAGCGCCCCCCCAGCACCAACAGTAACCTGATAAGCTGTATCAGTTTGTACTTCTAACAGGCTATTGCGAAATCCTCCTGCACCACCACCTGCTAAAGAGTAACTCGCCCCAGACCCTCCACCAGCAACGACAACATAGGAAAGAGAGAATGGCCCTGCACCACCACCACGACCAACAGCCTTGCCGATAGAGAAGACACTTACATTAGCGCCAATCATCACACCACCATTGCATGAATGCCAGTGGCAGTAGTACCTGTAGCTAAGACTCGGTTAACAGAGCAGATCAGATAGAAGTTATCAGGCACAGCTATTGTGCGAGAGGTCCCATACCTGTTGTGGAATGTTACGTTCCCTGCTCCTGTAATGTATAGGCCAATAGCAGTGTTGCCAGTGCCTACGTTATCTGCACCGTCAGCAGGAGTTACAGGAACCATATCGTAAACGCTACCGTTAAGTTGACCGCCTACACCTTCAAATGGATTTGACATTTTTAAACCTCGTTAAATTAAGATGCGTTGATAGCACCAAATTGTCCAATGTAAAAATAAAAGTTACCCGATGTTGATCCTACTGGAGTAGCTTCTAACTGATTGTTTGCTTCGTCACCTGTCCATGTAAATGACGGATGGTTTGCGCTGCCGCCTGTTGTTAATCCGTTTTTAGCAATTTCCACTACATTAATTGCGTAAGAGTCAGCACCAATTGTATATTTTGTTACAAGAAGAACATAAGCAGAAGTATTAGCGGCCGATAAACTGACAGGTGATGAGTTACTAGCAACAATATGCAATATGCCTGAGTAATTAAGAGAGTTACCGAAAACAGAAGTTAAATCAATTACAGGAGTATTGGCGCTAGTAATAGATAGATTATCAACTCTTTCAACATCTATAGGATTAATAACTGCGGCTGTACCTCTTACTCCTTGTTTAAATCTACAATTATTTAAAGCAAGTTTATGATCTGTTGACACTACTCCTGTACTATTAACCGAAATGTCATGCTGTATAAAATATTCAAAAAACCTATTAACCTCAACATCAATAATGCTTTCTGAAGTTCCAGAAGTAGCGTCTATTAAATTGCTATACAACGAGCCGTAACCAGTTTCTTGCGCGAATCCGCTACTAGGCACATAGCTAAAACATTCGTTAAGAGTGCAACGAGTGCCTTGCACTGTTGTGCCAGTATTAAGTGCAGTGCTGGATTGAAAAAGCCAAGCAGATCGTAAAAAGTTTTCTGCTCCACAACTTGTAAATGTAACTCCTGCACAATTGCTAACTTTATATCCGTGACGACCTGTAGTGTCAGCACCGCAAGCAATAAAGCTAGAGTAACTTACATCTTTAATGTTAAACCCTTGTCCTGCTGTGTTAGTGTTTAGTGCGTAACAGTTGTTAATGTTAAGAGACGTATTGTAACCAGCACTAAAATCAAATCCAGTAATACCACCTTTAGATCGACATTGATTCATTGTAACCATAAAACAACGCTTAAAATAAAAACATGAAACAAAATAATTTTGACAAAAAATTCGTTCAATAAATATTTCACTGCCAGCCTCAACATATAAGCCGTAGCTAGTTCTGTTGTTGCCTAAAATTTGCAAATCTTTAAAACTAGAATATGTAGAATTTACAACATTTATTGCTTGATCGCCTGTGTACCCATCACCAACATCAATAATAGTGTTGTGCATACCCTCGCCTTGTAGGGTAATAGAAGCTAACCCTTCACCTGTAGCAGATTCGTCACCACCTCGCACTACAATTGGCACAAGAATTTTATATCGCCCTACAGGAAAGTATACTACTCCACCTGTAGTGTAATCATTGTCAGTGTCTAGGCTGTCAATAGCGGCTTGAATAGCAACAGAGTCGTTAGTAACTCCATCACCTTTTGCTCCAAAGTCTTTTACATTAACTCGAGCGCCTTCGATCATACTGTTTGTTGCTTTTGTTAAAGCCATGTTATTCTCCTAATTCGGGACGAGTAGCAGGGAATGAATCTGTAGAGGGCCATTGCCTTAGCTCTTCCCTATAGGTTATGTAATCATCACGCTGTGGATGATCTGTTAAAGGCATGATGTAATCAGTAGAGGCTAGTTCTAAATCTCGCCACTGACGAGCAGTCTCTTCTGCTGTAGGCTCTGGGGGTGTAGGTTCAACCCACTCTTCATAGTGTTCAAAGTTAGCTTCAACAAACTCTGCGTCTGCAACGATGGTATTTGTGATGTTACCGTCAGCATCTTTAATATTATATTTCATTTAATTCTCCTTACGGTATGTACTGAATAACAACACAGCCTTGTCCACCACGGCCTGAAGTTGCGCCAGCCGCCCACCCAGAATAAGTATATCCACCGCCACCACCTATAGAAGCATGACCCGCAAACATATTTAGGCCATATTTAGCCGCTCCTACACCACCTGCCAATGGCCCTGCTACCTCTGGCCCATAACCCTGTGAAGAGGAAGTAACATATTGATTTCCTCCTCCGCTACTGCCAGATATTTGACCAAAACTAGATGAATAAAAATCACCCAATATGTCGCAACTACCTGAAACAGTGTAATTAGTGTCGTTAACTGATATACCGTCATTTCCTGTTCCTGTCAGTCCTACAGCACCACCGCCTCTGCTAAAGCCTCCGCGTCCACCTGCGTTGTTTACGTCTCCATTAGAAGCCGTACCCCCAGTAGTGTAAGCTCCAGTAGTTAAAGCTCCACCTGCACCACCAGTAGCCGTTAGTGTAGAACTTAGTCCTGTACCTGCAACAGTTGTAGTGCCTCCTGCGTTTCCTGCACCGTAGGCTCCCACTGTGGGTGCGCCTCCTGCGCCAATAACAACAGTAAATGAGCCAGAGGTAGTTACTGCTAAAGAGTTCTTTCTGCAATAACCTCCTGCCGCACCACTTTGAATGGTAAAGTCAACCGCTGACGCGCCACTACCACCTGCCCCGATAACGTGAATCATTATGTTACCGTCTTGAGGTGGAACCCAAGTTTGAGACTTGTGTAAAAAAATTGTGGGGAATGAACTACCTCCACCGCCACCTATAAAATCTGAAAAATTACTCATGACATCACCCACCCTTGTGTTGCGTCTGTGTATATGAATTGTATGGAAAGATAAGCGGCATTCATTGTAAAGTCAGAAGCACTGCTCATTATTTTTGATCCATTTCTACCCACCACTGTGTTAGTAAAGTTACCCACCGTTACCAACACTCTTTGCCCTATGGTTGGTGAAGCAGGAAGCGTAATAGTTCTACCTGCCGCGCTTACATAAACGTGAGTATTAACCGTAGCCGTAACAGATGCAGAAGTAACTACCGTCGTTATGCCCACTGCTACAGGCTCTGAAGCTATCTTAGCCGCTGTTACAGCATCGTCTTGTATAGCTAATGTTCCTACACTGTCTGCCGCTGGTGAGCCTATAATAGATGTAGTAAACCCAGCAACCATAACCTCAATAGATGAGCCAAGAGGAGGGGCAGTAGAAAAGGTAATTGTAGTTCCTGATACAGAGTATGTACTCTTAAACTGATACACACCGTTAATGTAAACAAAAGTATTATTCTTGATAGCAGAAGAGCCAAGAGTAAACGATGTTGTAGAACCATTGCCTGCAAACTCATTACTCTTTAACTCAGTAGATACAACTTCTACTTGCACAAAAGACCTTACCTCTATATTTGCACCACGAGGAGGAGCTTCAGAAAAAACTAAAGAGGTGTTGTTAGTAACAGTATAAGAGCTTACGTCTTGCATCAAGCCATTTACAATCACATTAAGCATAGAAGCATCTGATGCACTCTCAGCTAAAGTAAACGTAGTTGTTGAGCCATCACCAGTAAAAGCATCTCTTGATAGAATCTGTGTCTGACCGCCCACATAAGGTTGTACAGTTACCGCCCCTGTAGGACTAAATGCTAATAGCTTCTGAGCGCGTTCAGCAGGTAAGGGTAGTTCTATACCAACTATGTTGGGATCGCTGTCAGAGAGCCTTACAGTGCGATCTATGCCCGATGTAGTCTGCTGTAGTGCTAACCACAGTGCGTCAAAGTCTCCATTAACATCTAATGCTAGGAAGTCACCGCTGTTCTGGTAGTTAGTTGTACGCTGTAGAGGCATATCTAAATAGATAGCAATCGCATCACCAGCAGTAGCACCACTGAGTAACGTAACTGTACCACCGTATGAACCATAGGTAACAGTGTAGTCACCGCCAAGGCTAAGAGTCACTCCATTCTTGAGGACTTTAATGTCGGTGTCAGCTAGGGCAGTAAACGTATACGGAAAGTCCGTTTGACCACTACTGGCAACGTAATCGTTTCTAGTTGTTGCTGATGTTACTGTCATTTTATGGCCTCAATAATTCTGTTAATTATACTATAAATCTTTTACAGATTCCTCTATCTCGTCAAAGCCCATTCGGAACCCTGACAAATTTTGGTACGGTATAAGTCTGCGGATAGCCCGAACGTCTGAGTCTGTCATTTCTTGCCCTGACGCAACAGCATTAATTGCCTGTATCACAGTAGGTAGCAATCCGCCCAATGTTGGCCCCGCTAAATTTTCAGCAATAGACCTTGATACTTGTTTAGATGCTGGCGTACTAGTTCCTAACAACGGTCTTAACCCCACTGAATTGCTAGATATTTTTTCAACTAATCCGTTTAATTCTGACAAAATTCCAATAGCGCCAGACCTGTCAATTCCTTCCATTACCCATACAGCAGGATCGTCGCTTATTTCTCGACCAGATTCTTTTTGCTTTAAGAAATAAGTGAAAGCCCCCATTCCTACAAGCATCGCAAAACCACCTATAGCGTTATGATCTTGTCCTTGCAGTGCGGCAATTACCATTCTTTGATTAGTAGAAAGTATAAAAGATTTAAACTGACCTATTGTTTGCCCCATAGGTCTAGACATAAACAAAGGTTTTTCCTGTCCAGGAACGACAATGACTCTATCGCTTTCCTTTCTTACAGCCGCGCCCCACATTCTTTCTAGGTCTGGTCTGTCCCAATTTTTAGCATTAGTAACCCAAACCCCCTCGGTTTTTTCTCCATGCTTTTTAACTTGCTCCCACATATCTTTGGCTGATTGCTTGTCAATTCCTAACCTTTCTAAGCGCTTGTCAAACTTTCCTTTTTGCAAGCTATCAAATACAGAGGTTTGCATAGTTACAGCGTGAACTTGCTTGATGCCAGCAGTCCATCTATCTAACAAATTAATTCTACCAAAATTGCGCGAGGCGCTACTAAGACCTCGCTCAAAAGCAGTATTTCCTTGTGCGTAATCTGCTACGTCTGCAATAATTGCTGACCGACGAGTAAGCGCAACTGACCCAATGCCATACCTTTTGCTTTCTGCCGCTGAGACATTAAATGTTTTAGTATTTGCTATTAAAGGAATTAAGCCGCTTTTGAAAGTTCTAACAAACCCTTCAGCCATAAAAACTCGCGCAACATCAGGGAAGCTAGTAACAGTCACGCCGCCCAATAAACGCAAATAGTTTAAATCCCTAGATGCTCGCATAGTGCGTGTAAAGATATTATCTTCTGTATAGCCGTAAACACCACGAATACGATCACGCATTCCTGAAATGTTTCTAATATCTTGCTCTCTATTTTTTTCTAATTTCTGCTGTTGCTTAGAAGTTAATGACGTATTATTTGCTTGCTTACCATACCAAATGTTAATATCTCTTAGTTGGTCAGTCATATTGACATCACCAAACATTTTAACTAGCTCTACATCTCCAGCTACGTTTTGCAAAAATCTTGGGCCTAAAAGCTCAATGTCATTTTCTAAAAATTCTTCAACTAATGCATCTGGTATTTGAAATACGCGATTTCTTAATGGGCCTCTTAGCGCGGTTCCAGATATGCCTTCATTGTTTACGCCGCCACCTTTTGACCCTGCGCCCAATTTCCAATCATAAGGAAGTCTACCATCTGGACTGCCCTGTATTCTTTGTGCTATTTCTTGAGCAAGAGATTCATAATCTTGGCGTTCAAAATCCATGCCTTTCTTAAATTCAGCCTTATCAATAATTGCCTGTAATCTAGCAATTTCTTTGCCTACTTTGCTTGTTTTTAAAATTGGGTCAATAGGCGAAATTTTATCTAAAGAAAATCTTTTGCTTGCCTGAGTTCCTTTTTCTTTGTTTACAAACATTACAACAGCAATATCATCTTCAACCGCAATTACAGTTCCTACATTTCCCCTGTCTCCTGCTTTTACTCTTGCGCCTTCAGTAATTTTAATTTCGGAAACTTTATCTTTGTTAAGAGCATCTATTTTCTCAGAAGCCGCCTTAGCATCTTCAAATAGCTTTACATCTTTCTCTGCAAGCCAGTCAGACACCTTGCTAACAAACTGAGGAAAGTTAGCTGAAATTTTATTTTTATTCCACACTCTATTCAAATAATTATTTGCCGTTGAAACGCTTACATCTTCTGGCAATAGCCCTTGCTCGATCATTTCTTTTTTCATAGGGTCATACAATTCTTGTACCCAAGAGTCAGCCGATGATTTTACTTCTGGGATGTTGCTTTTTCCTGTTCTAATAGTTGTAGATACAGCTTCGCTAAATTGTTTACGCGACATTTTGCCGCCAGCTTTTTTATACTGCGCTAAAAGATTAACGTGCTGTTCAACTGCAATTCCTAGCTTTCCTGCGTGTAGCCCAGCTAATTGACCCGCTGACTGAACCGCCTCCCCATCCATTTTAATAATATTTTCTGCTAACAGGTTAGCTATAATTCTAGTGTCAGGAGCGTTGCTTGTAATTGTGCTTGCTACAGGATCCCAAGGCATTAGCTTTAAAAGTCCTTTAGCTAATTTGCCAGATACTTGCTGATCTCCTCTGGTTTTAGCGGCTCCTATGCTTCCACCATTTAAAGGCTCGTTAGTTGTCGGATTGATTCCGTCTGCTATTTTAGGCTCTACGTTCATTGTATCTTCTACAGCGTCTACAAAAGCCTTGTCTGCTCCTGCCTCTGCTAATTTACTTGCTGTTGCGCCTAACACCCCACCAAGCAACATTCCTCCTGAAATATTAATTGCAGATTCGCCATAGGTTCTAGTTAATTGCTGAGTATGTAAAGCCGCCTCTTGAATAGCAGTATCAATTCCCACTATAGAGCCAGTTACCGCCGCGCCGCTAAGAATGCTTTTTCCTGCTCGATAAGTGTTTAATGCTACACCACCTATAGGCACTAATGATAGCGGATCAGATACAGCCATTACAGGAAGGCCAACTACAAAAGAAGTAGCGCCTCCCTTAGCTATTATTTCTTTATCATTTCTTTCTCTAGCAATCTGTTTTCTAACTGCTTCTATTTCCTCATTATCGTCAGCAAAAATAGCGGCAATAACAAACTGTTCGTCTAGCTTTTCTTCTTCGGTAAACTGAGCATAAGCATCAAACGCACTATCGTCTTTAGTGTCTGGAAGCCCTACTTCTTGGCTAATTAATCCTCCAATCATGCTTTCCTGCCGAAAAAACGCTCCAGCAATTTCGCTAACGCTAGGCTTGTCCTCTGTAGGCAAAGTAGAAGTAACAACAGACTTATCGCCATATAATTGTGTTGCGGGAGATTGCGACCAACCCATTATTTTATTTCCTGTGGTGCGCGAGTGTAAGCAGGATATGCGTCAGTGTATTGATAATCAGTAGCTAACGCATCTTGACCAACTTGTTTAATGCGTTCTTTTTCAGATTTTAACATAGCCTGATATTCGTCTGTAGGATTCCACCGATTAAACACAGCCCCATCCTCTGCAATAAAGCTAGGCCGCAATAACGTCCCGTCTTTTGTTAAAATCATCACTGAATAATCTGGCGCACCTTTAACGGCTAACCTTGATGTAATATCATCACTTTGCAAAAAAATACCTTCTTTTTCAAACTCAATTCCTTGCTCGGCATACTCCTTTTGTAGCGCGTTGTAAATATCGTCTTTGATATACTCTACACTTCCATCAACAGTGTAGTATAATTCTGGCGCGTTTCTCATTAAACCAAAGCTAGAGTTAGTCCAGTTTGCTTTCATGTTAGACATAGCCTTGCTTTTAGCGCCCTCTTCGGTACTGCCTGCTAGGAAGTAAGACTCTACTAGTTCTTTGTAGTCAGCAACCATCTGACTTCCACCAATAGAATTAGAATCAAAATCTTGAAACCAGCCTGTAAACTCACTTTCAATCTCGTCAGCATATTTCTTTTCAAAAGACTTTTTATTGTCTTCAATATATTTTTTCCTACTCTGAACCATAGAAGCATTAGCAGGATTGGTTTGATCGTTCGCGTTAGCTATTGCTTTTTCTGCGTCTAAGTATTCCATATTAAATGTTACTTGTTCAGCAAAAGCCGTTTCTCTAGGAGTAAACTCATTTCCCATTCCTGCAATTTGCAAAATCCTATCCATAGTGTTGGCGGCGCTTTTAACTAAAGCCCCATTGCCACTAACTAAATTGTTACGCAACTCTGTTTTCATTGCAGTAGGAACGTAGCGAGTACCCTCTACAATATTTGCTTGCATAACCTCCCTGTCCATAGGATCATCAGGCAAAGCAGGGAAAATAGTTTCATAGTAATCATCTACCGCACCTTGAGTTAAAGGCTCTGTAGTAGGATTGCCGTTTATAGCCGCCATAGTGTTGCTAATGTTTTTTTGCTTTGTTATGTCAGCAGTAAATTGTGTGTTTACATAATTGCGATATTTTATTAATTCTTCTTCTGTAGATATCAAACCTTCTTTAAACATAGCATCAATTTCAGCAAACGCATCTTCAGAAGATATATTCCCTTCTTTAATGCTTTGCACTAGATTAGCTTTTTTAAGCATTTCTTCGCTAGATAATTGATTTTGCTCCGCAGTATATTGCTTAATTTTATCTTGCACTTTAGCATTTACCGTCTTTACTAAAGCATCTTTTTGTGCAGAGTTTAAGTCTGGAATATCTGATTTTATAAGATCAGAAACAAATTCTTCGCCTTTTTTAATTTGCTCTAAAGGATCAAGTGATTCATCAAAAATTGTTCTATCTAATTGTCCTAATACAGCTTGTTTTGCAACATCATCATCAATAGCCGCTTTTTGCTGTTCAGCGTACAAAGGAGTAATAACACCGTTTTTTATAGCATTTTCTAAATCAAAAAATAATCCTAACTTTGCTTCTAAAGCTTCTTCCTCGTTACCGTTTCTAGTTAAATGAGAAATGGTATCTTTAGAAACCTCTAAGCCAGCTTCTAAATCGCCTCTTTGCTTGGCAACAATGCTTTTCTGTGTTTGATCATTAATTGGCTTTGCGTACTTAGAGTTTCTCTGTCTGTAAAATAAATCTACATTTGCTTTTACTGATTCTGGAGCTTTAGACGTTAATCCCTCAAAAGCCGCATCTGCAAGTTTTTGATAGCCTTCAATGTTATCAGGATTGTTTTTGTACGCATTAAGCATAGCTTCGTCTAAGTCTACTTTTAGATTTGCCTCATACGTAGCCACAGCAACAGAGTTATATGCTTGGGAACCCCAAGCTAACGGATCTCTTTTCTTTAACTCCTCGCCTTCTTTTGCCGCCTTTATAGCGTCCTTAGCCGCCTGATCAGGAGCTAACTCTGTAGCCTTAGCCTTTCCAAACTGTTCAGCAACACCTGCTACAGTCTCTCCTAAGCCTGCTAGAGCCTGCATACGCCTAGCCGCAGAGTCATCTACCCCAGTAGGGCGAAACTCTCCGTAAGATAGAATACGTTGTTGTCTAGGTTGTTTAGCCATTTGGATTTTTCCCAGCAGTTGGTGTTCCTTCTTCTACTGGTGCACCGCCATCAGTACGACCGCCAGCACTCATTAAACCTGAACCCATAGCAAGATTAAGTCCAGAACTTAAAGCGTTTAAATAACCTGTTTGTTTTGCCATTTTTCCTCGCATCTTTAATTGTCTGCGTTTTAACTTTTCAGACAACCCTATCATGCTTTCACTTGTGCCTATTGCTTTGGCACTTTCTAGGGCAATACTAGCAGGAGTTCCTTCTCCAGTCATACCAGACATAGATGCTCCAACAATGTTAGAGGCAAGGACTTTATTTAACTCTTGTCGTCTTTGTAATTCACGACCTTCAGCGGCAATCTTTTCTTGTCTAGCCTGCTCTTCTAAAGCATCTTGTTGCGCTTTGCCTGCCTCAACTTGACCGTATATACTTGTTGCCGCACCAGCTACTACAGCTACTTGTGCCGCTACTATAAAAAATGCCATCTAAATATCCTCTGGCTCTAACAAAGCCGCTTCTATCTCGTCTATATCAGTTAAATGTGTAGGGTGATATGTAATCCATACACAGTCTGTTTCAGCGTATATAACACGCTTAGTTTGCGGAATAGTCTCTCCCATAAACGGAGCCTCTATGTCCAAGTTACCAAATTGGCTAGACACCTTACATCTACCCTTTACTACCATGTACAAGTGAGTCGTCTTGTGTAACGCTCCTACTAAACATACGCCAGCAGGAATAAACAACTCTCTTGCATATAAGCCATCACTAAAATGATGCTTGGTTTCTAACTCTACAGTGTCACCTTTCAACATCAATGACTGTAGTTTTAATATGTCATCTTGCTTTGCTACTTGATTTAAGATGATTCTACCTCGTATTCTATAGCTTGGATATGGAATGGTGTAGGACTAGGCACTGTAATGACAGGCTGTATGTCTATGCCCCATCCGTTACCACCATTGTTATCTTCTATAATACCAGTTTGTTCAGGTAGATTGGAATCTAATGGCGTGTTTGCCGCATCTCCAAACTGTCTAATAGGTACAGGATTGTCATCAATGTATACGCCAGAGCTTTTGTACACTCTTAAGTTCATGCGCGTTATCTTCTTCTCACGCATTTGGTTTTGTCCAGCAGGGCCAGCAGTGTTTAAAGGCATACCTACAATCTTAGGTGTAAAGTTATAGCCTACCTCTACATCGATAACAGAACCAGAACCAAGAATAAATGTTTTTTCTTCATTAGTTAAAACAATAAAACCGCCTGCTTGAACTACGCGCTTAGGAAGAGTATTACCTCTAGCTACAACGCTAACCGTTTCTCCATCTAAATGACACGCTCCAATAGGAGTTGTTAAGTACAAATTATTGTTAATTATGCTGGAAGGATTTGTGCGTTTAATAGCTGAGTCTAATAAGTAATCAAAGTCCCACTTCTCTATTGTGTAAGTAGTGTCAGATGCAGTAGTTCTTTTGTTGACTAAGAATAAGTCATTGTTTACTACAGATACAGATACAGTTTTAATAGGGTATTCTGTTCCAGTATCTCCATTAGTCCACTTAGTAAATCCGTTAATGTCTTGCGTACGCAAAGTATTAAGTATTGCGGCTGTACCATCTTGGTTAACAATAAATACCCAGTTAGCATCTTCTGATAACGATCCAGTTAATGTGGCTAGGTCAAGAGGTTGATCAATAAGCTGAGAAGACAACACAGATATGTCTGTACTGTTGTAAGCATCTTCATTGTAGTTATACAGATAAGATCGTAATGTTCTGCCGTTTTGATCTACAAACAGTGTTGCACCATCTACAGACTTAACCTCTAAGAAAGATGCTCCATGTTGTGTTTGCGCTTCAATAGTAATGTCAGACGGAGTATTACCTCTAACAATAAACTCTGCCCCTGCTGTAAACACCTGTAGGCCACGATCAGGGTTAATGTCGATAATCTCTGTTAGCTGTCGTGAGGATATGGTTGTAAAGATACCCTCGTCATCATCACCTTCTTCTGTGTAGAAATCAAAGAACGATCCAGACCTAGATGCAAACAAACTCTGTAGCTTAGACTTTGTACCGCCTAACCATAACCTTCCTGCATAGAATGCGGCAGTCTTAGGAAATCCTCTTCCTGAAGGTTGTCCTGCATTTGGTGAATCTGCGGCATAAGTTGCAGACCATACATCTTCCTTTCTAGGCTTGCCTGCTACGTCTAAAGTAATGGTAATAGGATGATCTGAGCCAGTAGTGACAAATGCTGTAAATTGATTATATGTTCCTGCTGAGTCTCCATCTATATCTATGCTATATGTTAGGGGCGCTGTATTTGTTACGGTTATGCCTGTATCTCCAAATATAGGCATATCTTGCAAATTTTTCCTAATGTTTTCGGCTGTAGAAACTTTTCCTTCTACAGTATCTCCTGCAAACGTAATGTTTTTACTTAAAATTCCTTCAACATCTATTTGAAATCTATCTCCTAATTCTTGAGAATTATGAAAAACAAGTGTTTGTTCTGCCGTTTCGGGCACTGGACTATTTGCATCATTGTAATCGTACTGAGGCACATTAAGAAAAGGAATGTCGTCAATAGTAAATACGTCACCACCTGTGTTTATTATTCTTTTAGGATGATGATCCTCATGGAACATTAACATGACGTTTTCTGTTTGCACATCACGTACAGTTGCTACCTCACTAGACTTAAAAGGCAACGGTAGATTAGCCACAGGAATATAAGTAGCTGTTTGATCTGTAACTCTATATAGCGCCATGTTGCCATACGAAGGTGTAGTTTCTTCACCCCCAGTAACAACGCATAAATAATGCTTATCATGCTCAATACTAAAATCAAACGTTTTAACGTCAGAAGCATTAGCTGTGTGATAAAGTATATTAAACTCACTAAGTTTTACAGAGTGCGAAATACTTCCAGTATCGTTTTCTCTTACAATTCTAAAGTATTTATAAGCTAGATTATCGCTTGCTCTTATTCGTATAGACTGAGGCTTTTCCGTCACAGTTATTGATGTTAATAATGACCAAAATGAATTGTCTGTAGAAGCCTGTATTTTTAATACACACGACTGATTACCAGTTAACTGTATATCTTGTACGTCAATGTACTTACCTAAATTGCTTTGTCCAGATATGTCGTAGCTTACTAATATAAAAGGAGTGCCAGTTGTACCACCTGTTCCAATAACATTTGTAGTAGTTGTAGTAGCCCTGTTGAAATCATTAATGTCAGCGGGAGTGCCACCATTAGGCATAGACGCAGTAATTTCAGAGCTAATAAAAGGCTTAATTATCTTCTCTGCTAGATCAACGTGCTGTGTTCCTGCTCTGCGCTTTAACCCTCCCTGTGGGACGATAAGCACATTCTCAGCAGTTTCCATGCCCTGATAGTATTGGTCAAGATCAACACGACCTTTAAGTAAAGGAGATAGTTCTCCGCTAACGAAAGAACTTTGCAGGAATTTAGATTTAGCCATTAACGCCTCACATTAATAAATGGTTGGCTTCTCATTGGCTCAGTAGGGTATTGTTGTGAGTCAGTGTAACGCGCCATACGAGATGCGTTCACATACTTGTTTGCATTGATCTCAGCAGATGCCGCACTGTCTCTAATAGAAGGAGCAAAGTCCATTGCCAACGCATACTCTATCATCTTAGCAAAGTAGACAGGCCATTCGCTCTCAGGAACATTTGCTGTGTAATCAATGTATAAAGGGCCAGATGTATTAGTGTACACCTTATCCCCATAGATTCTGTATTGTACTGCTGGCTCTAACTTAATGACGTTAATCAAGTCAGCAGGCAACTGGTACATGTTTTGGTATTCAGTTCCTACAGGAGTCTGAGGAGTCATTGCTAGTTGTGCTGTACGTCTGGAAAATCCCCATCGGTACTTAGACATTTCGGACTGTACAATGTTGTCATATAGGTTATTAGCAACTGTCTCTGCTCTGCTATTACCGCTTAATGACGTAACTGGCAGATCGCCAATTAATATCAAGGCGTTAGAAATCAACTTAATCTTTTCTGCCATAATAAACCTTTAAATTTTCGGAAGATTTTCAGTATATTTCTTCATTAACGCTTTATTTTTTTTAGTTAAAAAATCGTTAAGACTTTCTTGAGTTTTATATTTTGTTACTAATTTTGCATAAAGCTCTGTGTCTTTACTCTTTCGCGCTTCTGAAATCATTTTTACCGTTACGCGGCCTGCCGCCCTTTGCTCTTTTTCCAAAGACGCTCTACGTTTGTTTTCTTTAGCAGCTTTTAATCTTACGCGAAGTTGTTCTTTTTGTTGCTGTTTTATATCAGACATAAAACCCTCTTTGAGAAAGGGGGCCGAAGCCCCCAATCAGTTTACCCAAAAACAACTTATACGTTATCTTTGTACTCAACTTTACAGATACCGTCAACATCACGTACGACGGCACCAGCTTTCATCATGCCGTTGCAGAGCCAAGAAGTCTTCTGTGCAACCCAATCCACAGAGGTCTTCATGTCAATACCAATAGCAAGTCCAACAGCGTCACGGCTAAAGAAGTATGAATCAACAGTGTTACTTGTAACAGTCAATCCACCTTCAGCACGATCATCAAGAATGATGAACTGGAATCCAGCTAGGCTATTTACGCCACCGCTAACAAGTGCTTTCACAGCTTGGTAGTCAGCAGAAGTAGCCTTCTCATCTTTCAAAAGACCGCCAAGTCCTGCACTGTTAATTGCGGCATACAAGTTAGCGTTAGGAACAGCTTGACCACGCAATGCTACTTGAGCATCAATGACCTTAGCCATAGTAAGACCAGCACTACCGTGTGCAACAGTAGAAGAAGGAGTGATTGCATCAATAGCATCAATTACTAGCTGATCACTACGACGACCCAAAGCGCCAGCGATAGTGTCTGCCAACTCTTGTTTCTCGTCAAAGTTTACTTCAGCTTGGTCAAAGATGTCTGTGTACTCAGGAGCATTCCAGTTTGCAAGAGTAGCTGTTGCAAATGCATAGCTTATGCCCATAGGAACAACATCAGCAGAGGTTGCTTTTTGGTTAGCAAGTCCCTTGCCCATGTTACGGAATTTGTAGGTGTCGCCAACTACATTGTTACGGATTGTTACAGCAGGCTTCAATAGCCCTTTTTGCGCGTACGCATGTTTTACCATACTGTCAAATTCAATCGACGCTACGGCTGATAGATTAGCACTCATAATGATTTCCTCGAAAAGAGTATTAAAAAAAGTTTTCAAGGTTTTTTGCTGAGTACCCAGTAAAAATGGTCAGCATTCAACCTAAATTTACTGGGCCTTTGGGAAAAGGGTATCCAGTGTACTGATTATACACCTTTTACCCTATATTAATCAATTACCTGAACCGCCCCACGCTTCCATCATCTTTTGAATCTTGCGCTCGTGTTCTATATTTGTACTTCTTAGAAGGTTTCCTTGATCGTCTTTCTTAAACATCTCTGTCTCGATAGCTTCCCAAGATAGACCTTGAGGGTTATGACCTCCCTCCATTGGCAGTTTAGCAGGAGCAGTAGCTTGTACTAGCATCTCAACAAGTGCAATAGTATCTGCGCTAGTTACTAAGTCTCTTGCTTGCTCGTAAGTCTCTGGATCAAGGTTGTTCTTCATAAACCCTTCTACAGTCTTAATTCTTTCCTGAGCATTTTCTCCCAACTTCTCTAGCTCGTGTTCTTGATTAACCTCTTGCGCGGCATAATCTTGAGCAGACAATAATTCCCATGCTTCCCCAAACGCATCAGCACTCATGTTAGTTTTAGTAGCAAATGCCTCTAACTCTTGATACAAGGCATCATCATTCTCAATGCCTTCAGGGGGTGTATAACCGTCTTTAGGAGTTCCTTTAAATCCACCGAACTTCTTTGATAACTCAGAATATCCTTTAGCTTGATCTGCTACAGACTTATATTTTGTATCTAGCCATTCGGGTACTTCACCAGTTCCTTTGATACCATCGGTTAAAAAATACTCACCTTCTGCAAGATCTGGTGTAGCACTGTCTAACAAGGTATCGCTTACAGCGGCTTGTTCTTCTGACATAACTTAGTCCTTATTTGATTTCAGCTTGTTTCATCTGATTGATTAAAAACTTAATTACCCCACCCTCACCATTATGGTAAGCGGCTTCATAATTAATATTTTCTGAACCAAAAGAAGTATCGTTCTCATATACAAACCTTCTGGTCAGGTCTGCTAAGATACGCGCTCCATCATCAGTTGTAAAGACTCTGTGGTATGCTT